AATATGAAACCATTTAAAGAATTTTTAAATGAAGCTGCTCCTACAATGAGCGCTAATGCTGATGGACAACCTACAGGAAATCCTCCAACTACTGCAGGTTTTGGTGCTAATGCTTCAGATCCAGTTGCTGGGTTTGATAAATTTTTCTTTCCTAATGTTAATGATGATTTGCTATCGCAGGGATATCAAACTCCAGGAGAATCTGGATTAGCAAAATGGAGATTCTCAAATGTTTATCCTGTAATGAAATTAAAACTTGATAAAGAAAGTGATGGACCTTCTATTGATCAAATGGTAGATGCATCAAAAGAGTTTGTAAACATCGAAGCAGAAAGGACAGCACGAGCAATGAGAAGAACTTATAGACAGTTTCAGGGATTGAGAGAAGATCATATGCATAAGACCTGTCCTGCAGGATCTTATTATTGTTATGATAGTAAGAAGTGTAAGAAAATTCCTCATGGATATCATGTAGGTTCTAGAGGATGGTTAGAAAAAGATGATGATGAGGGGAAAAAGAAAAATGGGTCCAATAACGGGAATGGAAATGGTAATGGCCATTCTAGCAATGGTAATGGTGGGAATGGCAACGGCAATGGTGGCGGTGTTAGTGAAGGAGTAATATCACTTCCACTTAATCTTGAAATTCCTAAAACTCAGACAGAATTTAATTTGGGTTTAATGTTTAGAGAAAGTTTAGATTATGATAGTGGAATGTTTTTTATTTTTGATGAAGTAGGTCAAAAGTTTTTCCATATGAAGGATACTAGGATTCCTTTAGATATTGCATTTATTAAAGAAGATGGTATTATTGAAAGTATAAAAGAGTTGAATCCTTATACATTAAAACCAGTTTATTCTGATGGTGATGTTTGTTATGCATTAGAAGTTAATAGAGGATGGTTTGTAGAAAATAATGTAAATATTGGCGATAACGTTCTAAAAAGATAAATAGAATTGTAAACATTTTTATTATTCATGGCGACCGTATCAATTGAAGATGCTAGGGGTAATCCATTCTTAGAAGTTATTGATGTAATAACTCCCGATCCCCTTAAGCCTTCAAGAGTATCCGAATCTATTAGACTTCCTTCCCGACAGGGTAATATTGTCGATGTGGGAGTTAGTTGGAGAGGTAAGCCCTACGCAATAAAAATGTTTTTTCCAACGGTCAAACGACCTAGCAGAATGGAAGTTCTGTCCCAGGTGGAAAAAGTATACCCTGGTGCTAAACTTTCATATTTTCAGATTTCGGACTATGAACCAGGACAACCACTCCTCCAAACGGGAGGAAAATAAAGAAATAGAAGAGCTAAAGAAGAAAGCAGAGAATTTACAAAAAATACTAGATATGACGAGAAAAACTTTAGAGCATGATAAATCTATGTTAAATAATTCAAACAAGCATCTATTTGGCGAAATGATGTAGGAGATTGTTATGGCTGATGAAATTTATCTTGGTAATCCTCTTTTAAAAAAAGCAAATGTTACTCAAGAATTTACTAAAGATCAAATTCTTGAATTTATGGCGTGTAAACATGATCCAGTTTACTTTGCAAAGCAGCATGTAAAAATTGTTAGTTTGGATGAAGGATTAATTCCATTTAAACCATATGATTTTCAAGAAACATTAATTCGTAGATTTCATGAGAATAGGTTTAATATCTGTAAGATGCCTAGACAGACTGGTAAGTCTACTACATCTGTATCATACCTATTACATTATGCAGTATTCAATGATAATGTAAATATTGGTATTCTTGCTAACAAAGCAGCAACTGCTAGAGATTTATTAGGAAGATTACAAACTGCATATGAGAATTTACCTAAATGGATGCAGCAGGGTATAATAGCATGGAACAAAGGATCCTTGGAGTTAGAGAATGGCAGTAAGATATTGGCAGCTTCTACATCTGCGAGTGCTGTCAGAGGCATGTCGTTCAATATCCTCTTCCTCGACGAATTCGCCTTCGTCCCTAATCACATCGCTGAGTCCTTCTTTGCATCTGTTTATCCTACTATTACTTCTGGTCAAAGCACGAAAGTAATAATGGTTTCTACCCCTCATGGGATGAATCATTTTTATAGGTATTGGCATGATTCAGAAAGAGGAAAGAATGAATATGTTCCCACAGATGTTCATTGGTCAGAAGTACCTGGTAGAGATGCTAAATGGAAAGAGCAAACTATTGCCAATACTTCTGACCAGCAGTTTAAAGTTGAGTTTGAATGTGAATTCTTAGGGTCTGTTGATACTCTTATTGCACCCAGTAAGTTAAGAACCCTTGTTTATGAAAATGCAATTACAAGAAATGCTGGATTGGATGTATATGAGGATCCAATAAAAAAGCATGATTATGTTATGACTGTTGATGTGGCGCGTGGAGTTGTAAAAGATTATTCTGCATTTGTAGTTGTTGATATTACTTCATTCCCACATAAGGTAGTTGCAAAGTATAGGAATAATGAGATAAAACCTATGCTATATCCTAATATTATACATGAAGTAGCAAAGAGTTATAATGAGGCATTTATATTGTGTGAGGTTAACGATGTAGGCGATCAGGTGGCGGCAATTCTCAATTATGATATGGAGTATCCAAATCTTCTTATGGCGTCCATGAGAGGGCGTGCAGGGCAAGTTGTGGGGCAAGGATTCTCTGGCAAGAAGACCCAACTTGGAGTTAAAATGTCCAAGACAGTTAAGAAAGTTGGTGCCCTTAATTTAAAGACAATAGTTGAAGGAGATAAACTTATATTTAATGATTATGAGATTATTAGTGAGTTAACTACATTCATTCAGAAGAACAATTCATTTGAAGCAGAAGATGGATGTAATGATGACCTTGCTATGTGTTTGGTAATATATGCATGGTTAGTAGCACAGGATTATTTTAAAGAACTTACAGATCAGGATGTTAGGAAAAGACTATATGAGGATCAAAGAGATCAGATTGAACAAGATATGGCACCATTTGGATTTATAAGTGATGGATTGGATGATAATACCTTTGTAGATGCTGATGGTGATAGGTGGTTTGTAGATGAAGATGGGTCAAAAGAGTTACAAAGACTATCAGGAGCTCCTAGTACTTGGAATACTGACGAATATGGTGATAGTTCGTATATGTGGGAGTATATGTAAATGCCCATTTTAATAAATATTTTTTAGATAACTGAGAATAACGGAGAAAAATTCATGGCGACTCCTCAATTGTCTCCCGGTGTATTAGTACGGGAGGTTGACCTAACTGTAGGGAGAGCTGATAATGTATTGGATAACATCGGTGCGATTGCCGGTCCTTTTGAAATTGGACCAATCGATGAACCCATTGATGTTTCATCAGAGCAAGCTTTGATTACCGCATTTGGTAAACCAAAGTCAACTGATGCTCAATATGAGTATTGGATGACTGCTTCATCATATCTTTCCTATGGAGGAGTCCTAAAGGTTGTTAGAACTGATGGATCAACACTTAATTGTGCAAATGCAGGAGTTGGAATTGCTTCTACAAACGCCTTAAAGATAAAGAGTTATGATAATTATTTAAATGATTTTAGTGAAGATAATACCTTTACTTATGGTGCTAAGAATCCTGGAACATGGGGTAATGGTGTAAAAGTTTGTCAGATTGATAACTTTGCAGACCAGACTATTAGTATAGGCAACACTGACCCATCTGTTGCAGGTGCCCAAATTGGATTTGGAATTACTGCTACATTATCTGGATTAGTTTTACCCGGATCTGGATCAACTTCAGTATTCTCTGGATATCTTAAAGGTATTATTACCGGAATCACAACCAATACCACCACAAATGGTTCTGTAGACGTTAAAATTGTTTCTCGCGTATCTAGTGATTCTACCGAAACTGCAATTGATTATGCAGAAGGAACTACTTCTAACGCATTTGCAGCTAGTCAAACACTTCATTTTGTGAATGCTTCTGGAGTTGTCACTGCACCAGGTGTTGGTGCTACTTCTACTACTATTGCTGACTGGTATGACGCACAAACTTTAGGTCTTACCAATGCAACAACTTATTGGAAGACAATCGCTCCTAAACCAACATCTACTAATTATGTTACTAGTAGAACTGGAAAGAATGATGAAATGCATGTTGTCGTTGTTGATGACGACGGAACCCTTACAGGAGTTAAGGGAAATATTCTTGAGAAGCATTTAGGTCTTTCTAAAGCACTTGATGCAGTATCTGATGTTAATTCTCCTCAAAGGAATTACTACAAGCAATATCTTGCTGATTTCTCCTCGCATGTATATGCAGGTTATAATATATCTCAAGCAGGTGATACATTCTGGGGGACATATCCAAGAGCAACTGGATTCTCTGGTGGATTTGTTCC